CTCCTGACCGCTGGTGGTGACGAAAATCGTCACCACATGAGGACACCTGCCACTCGCCTGCCGGAGGACGTCAGGGCACGACGAAAATGCCACTTCACAGGGTGTGGTGTCGCTGATCTGCCTCCTGACACTGGGAGTGACGAAAATTGTCACTTGGTGAGAGCGCGTGCCATTCGATTGCCAGAGTGCGTCGTGGCACGACGAAAATGTCACGCCAAAAAGCTGGCTGTTGGTTGCCAGAGGTGTTGCAACTGGCTGTGCTCCAGTTAGGCACACCCAGAAACATGCATTTGACTAGGGCAAACACAGATCATCGGAAAAGCTGTGGCGGATTTGTGGCGGATCTGGACGCTGCAAAACTACCTCCAGAGACACAAAAAGGCCCCCGGAGGCAAAGATGACTCCGGGGGTCATGTGGCTGGTTCAGTCGTTGTTGACGATGATTCCGACGGTGGCCCAGTCGGCGGCCGTGTTCTGGTGGTCATCGCGCCACCACGCGGCCACCGCATATTCCAGGGCCACGTCACTGGCTGGTGACAGATCGCCAAGCTTGTCCAGCAGCGCCGCCGTGGCGTCGTCGTCGGCCACCTCTCCCAGGCGGCGTGCGTCGTAGACCGCCGCGAACATCGCACCAACGGTGGTTGGCACGCCGGGTCCGGGCGGGGTGCCCATCGTGGATCGGGCGATGATCTCCAGCTCTGCCAGACTCCAGCGATGGCGGGCGAGCTCGGCGGTCATGATGTCGTGGAAGGTTTGCAGCTCCGAGACGGATGCCCGCGACAAGGGTTGGGGGCCCTGCCTCAGCTCCTCGCGGCGGGTGATCCAATCGGCCAGCTCCTCGGGGATGGCTGCATGGATGACAGGTCGAGCCATGATTCAATTCCTCTCTGGTGGGTGGTTGGGGTGATGGCAGTTAGAGGGGATGGGTGTGGTGGTGGGGGCATTGTCTGGATCGCCGGGGGGAGGGGCGCACAAGGTTGCCCCCCGGCGGGATGAGTGTCACTTGGTGGTCAGGTTGTGGGCTTGGAGAATGGCGGTCGTGTCGATGGCGCCAAGGAGTTCAGCCAGTGCCTCCCTCTCATCCTCGCTCAGGTCGGGGGAGTCGACCGGGCCGATGACCTCGGCATCCCTGAGCAGGCTCCACTCGGGTCGGATCGCCGCCAGGGCCTCACAGCAGGCCCCGTAGTAGTCGTCATTGATGGCATCCATGTCGAACTCGCTGGCGAAATCTCCGGCGCAGCCCGTCAGGTCGAATGGATCCAGCTCCGTCAGGTGCCCATCGCTGCTGATGAGTGAGCTGAAATTGCTGGCGATGATATGGTCGGTCATGTCAGGAACTCCTTTTCCTGTCCGTACCCCCGGAGGTTGCCGCCTCGCGGGGGTTTTGTCTTGCTGACATGACTAATACTGCCACCTCTGACAGCTTGTGTCAACTCATTGCCAGAAACGATCATAAAAAGTGAGCGATCTGGTGGGGCGCACCCCCCAGAGACACAAAAAGACCCCCGGAACACCCGAATGGGCATCCCGGGGGAGAGTGATCCTCGACAGGAGATCATGGAATCATGTGAGGCTGGTCGGCCACGGATCATCCGTGTCGAACACCGCATGCACCTCCAGATTGTCCACGACATCACCAGTCATGGATGACCGGTGGCCGCCGCCGTTGAGGAACAGCCTGCACACGTCCCTGCTGGACGCCGTGAGCGCCGGCGTGGAACAGGCAATCCGCGGACGCCACCCCAGAGGCATCCCCGCGGCGGTGACCGACGACACGTTCCGGGTGTGCGTCAGGGTGGTGTTGAGGATCACCAGCGAGCCGATGCGCCGCGCCGTGATCAAGGCATCGGAGGACAGCTGCAGGGTGCCGTCCGGCGACGTGAGTGCCGAGATGAACGCCGGGCTGCTGGTCTGGTTGACCACCCCGGTGTCTCCCATCGACACGCTCCATCCGGAAGGCAGTTTCTGCCACTGCCATGCACCCACCCCGGCGCCATCGGTGGAGCACCACACGGCACCCACCGGTGCAGATGCCACCCAGCTGCGCCCGGCGGCGTCGAGGGTGTCGGGCATGTCCGGTCGCCCCTTACCCGCCCCGGTGAATGTCGACGGCTGGCCCGGTGGCCCGGGTTCCCCTCGTGCACCCCGTGGCCCTGCCGGGCTGGTGAATCGGGTCTGGGGCACGCCAGTGACGTGATCGCCCTCACGGATTAGCACATCCCCGTCGGCCACGGTGGCAGGCACCAGCAGGGTCGTCACCGTCACCGATGGGGCGGGCACAAATCCCGCCGCCGTCCACAGGTCCAGCGGATGGTCCTGGGTGTGCTCGGCGGTGACCTGAATGTCGATGCCATCCCAGCCAAGCTCGTCGGCAAACCGCACATGCCACACACCGGCGTAAAGCCACAAGCCGGCCTGGCCATGCAAGCTCAAAAATCCGTCGGCGTCGAAGTCGGCGACGATCGCCTCTTGGATGACACGCTGCGACGGGTCGCCGGGCACCAGACGCCACCGGTCGGCCGGGGTGAACGTCACCGCCCTATCCAGCTTCACCGGTGGTCCGTCGGGGTAGGGGTCATCCTCTGGCCCCATGTCTCCGACGGCCCGGATCGCCCGGGCTGTCACCAGACCAAAGCGATACTCCTCGGGGAGCTTCGGCTCGCTCATGCCAGATCATCCACATCTGGATCAGCCGCCCGGCGTGGAGCTGTCTCCTCGTCGATCACCGCAGGGCCATCCTCGACAGCCTCTGGCTGGGGATCATCGGACGGCTCGACCACCACCGAGGCGCTCGACGGCACCGTCGCAGCCGTCGCCATGCCTGGCACCAGCACAGCAGCCACCAGAGCCACCCACAGCGGGGCCGTCTTGTCATCGACCACACCGTAGGCGATCAGCAGCGGAATCACTGCGGTGGCGATCCCATAAATCCAGCGGCGTGCAGACAGGGGAATCGTCTTGTCGATCTGCCACATGTTCAGGCCCCCTTGCGCACCAGGTCGCAGCCGTGCTTGACGGCCTTGGCGTGTCCGGCGGTGATCTCAGGCCAAGCCTTCGTGTCCCAGTTCTTGGCGATCGGATTCACATAGCCAGCCGACAAAGCGCCCCTACCGGTGCCGTTGGAAAACTCGTGGTAGAAGCCAGACACCTCATTGAACAGCAGGTATACGCGGGTTTTCTTGTCCTTCGGGTTCGGGTGGTACCAGCATCCGTGCATTGTTTCGTCTCCTTCGGTTGGGTCGATCGGTTCGGGTTTCGGGGTTGCAGGGGCAGGGCGGGGGACAGGCGTGGAGCCGCCGCGTGCCATCGCCAGACAGCGGGCGATCGGAAAGGCGCCGGGATCGGTGTGGTCGTTGCCCCACACATGCTGATGGCCACACACCCCGGTGAACCGTAACCACTCCGAGGAGGTCATGCGATGGTTGTGGTCGCCCGTCCAATCCCCGAACGGCCACGGGGCCGTCAAGGGCAGCTCCCACTCCCGGTGCAGCCATGCGATGAGATCGGCCACGGCACGCAGCATCATGTCGTCGGGCCGGGTCCAATCCGTGTGAGAACCGGACACTGTGTATTCGCGGTGCGGGTTGGCTCTCGTGGCCCAGCCGCCGGTACCCACCAGCTCCACCTGGCACACGTTCAGGCGGTTGGTCGACGGTGCCCCAGACGGCTGCCGCAACGCCATCGAGGCACACGGCAGAGGCCAATGCTGCCTCCACTGCGGCCTCCCACTGGTGCAGTTCAGGGTGAGGTTCGGTGCCTTGCGGCCACCGCCGAATCCCGGCCATCTGCTGCCCTCGGTCGTGTGCAACACCAGCACGTTGATTTTCTGCTGCTTGGGCCTGGGGACAGCCGAGGCATAATTTTGTGCCGTCCGGTTGGCGGGCGGAAACCATGCTGCATGTGTCACTGCTCAACCTTTCTCCAGCCGTCCGGGTAGACGTCGGGTTTCCACACGTTCGCATCGATGGTGGATTCCCACACGTCCCCGTTGAACATCACCCGGTCACCCTTGCCGTAGGCGTCGTGGGCGCCGGTGGGCTGCACCCAGTCGGCAGGCCTCACATCGCCATGCCCGTCGGGGGTGGCCTCGGCACGCCAGCCGGAAACCCCCGGCTCCCACACGTTCGCAGGCGTCAACGACAGCCACACCTTGCCGTTGTGGGAGACATGGTTGCCTTCCAAATATGCGTCTTGCACACCGGTGGGCTGTACCCATTCCGGCCACGTGCCATCTGGACGTTTTTCTCGTGCGTTGATGATTCCCGCGACCATCTGGTAGGCGCGAATGTCGTCTTCCACCTGACGATGCAGTGCAGCCACGGCACGGCGATGATCCAGTTCGGCCATCAGCGCCCGTGACGTGTCCGCCAAATCCTCATCGGTCAAATCCTGCATGTTGGTCACAACATTCATTTCGTGCCTCTCTCCAGACGACTGATCCGGTCATCGAGCCGGGTGTGTGCATCGTGGGCATCCCGGCGTAAATCCATGTCGGTGTCAGCCAGCCGGCCAATGTCCTTCGCCATGCCACGCTGCTCACCCTCGACACGGCGCAACGCATCCGCCTGCCTGTCCAGCGAGGTGCTGATCGTGCCCAGTTTCTCCTCGATGCGGTCATTCGAATCACGAAGTGAGCCGCCGTGATTAGGTTTCATCTCGTGATTCAATTGGCGGTGCAGCATGTGAACATCCGATCGTGTTTTGGCTCCCTGACGCAGGGCGCCGATAAATGTTGCGATAGCTGTCAACACGGCGGCGAAGGCCAGCCCGTACAGGTTGAAATCCTCGGCTGTCACGACCCGATCGCCACCCAATTAGCCGAAACAGAAACGCTATTCAGCTTATTGAAATCGATCGTTCTAAACGCCAGCGAGAAACCGGTAGTTGTGATGTCGATAGCGGAAACCATCACTGTATGTGTTCCTGCAGACAAGGAAGTTTTGGAAACTAGCACCACCGGTGGCGCACTGAACGGTTTATTAAAAACAACAGTTTTAACATACGAGACTGATCCTTGGAAGGGCTGCGTATGGACACCGGTCTCCATGCGGGTGATGCCGATGCTCTTGACTACCGTGTCTGCGTGGTGCGCTTCCTGGGCTGCAGTGGACACGTCACTGTCGACAGCCTCCGCTAGCGCTTTCATGTCGGCGGGGACATTATCGGCATCATCCATGCCGGGAAATGGATATCCGCGTTTCGTGCGACCAGACATTAACTCTCCTTGGTGAACGTGAGAAGTGTGGAAGATATGTTGACGGCAGGCGATTCGATAAATATGGGCTGTTCGGCAGAAAGGGACAGACTGTTCGCCGCACCAGCCACCAATACTTGAAGCATATCTTGAGGAAGATCAAAAACGATGGTTTCCCCGGGAGAAACCGGAGAAGTTTTCGCGGAGATACCCAGTACGGTTGTGTTTCCGTTGCTGCCGGTATCAGCAAGCTTAATGATGATCGGCGACGGCCGGAAGCCTTCACTGGTGCGCTGTATCGTCAACGACGCATGAAACTCGTCCCACGCGATGCTGGGAATCCCATACAGGAGAACCACATCTTGTTTCGGGGCAAGCCGTAAACCAGAGGTGGTGGTGTTTCCCGTGTTGCTTTCACCAGTCCACCACGACGGGCGCACAGCCACCTCGGACGGCTCGGGCACATCCGGCTCAGGCACCGTTAATGTGTCCGGCATCCCCGGGCCGGTGTCCCACACGATCGGGTCCTGGACAGGCTCAGCGCTGTTGACCGGGAACGCCACCGGCCCGGCAGCCGTCCACACCACAGCCACCGGGGTGCCAGGAGTGATCGGGCCAGACATGCGGCAGCTGACCGTGCATCCACCAAACTCCGGGTGGGCACAACGCACCTGAACACTGTCGTCCACCGTCTCGGTAGCAACTCCGGCTGTGGGACGCCACGACACCACCCCAGCCACCGACAACAGTCCAGAAACAGAGGAGGCGACTTGCACCGTTTCACCGGCATACACGATCATGTCGGTGTCAAGATGCGCCGGGACAACACGTCCGGCGATCACCACATCAACCGGGCCCGGACCGACGGTGGTGTCAACCACCACACCCCTACCCGCCCCACTGCTCTCCCGGCTACGGGCGGCAATGGCTGTTGCTAGCTGGTCACGCATTCCACACCTGCTCCCATGGCATCGACACATCCAGCTCCATATGGTCGGAGACAGAAATCTTCGTGATGGTTCCGGTCATGTCCACCCGACCGCCGGTGACGACCGCCATATCCATCACATCGATCGCCGGGTTCACCGGGGCAGTGATGTGGACGGTGGCTGTTCGGGCTTTCATTGACGTGCGGAGCCGGTCTTCTGCTTCACGGTTCGCTGTGACGGTGGCATGCGCGGTGGGTGACGTGGAGATATCTGGGACACGCCCAAACGGCCCACCCCATGCCAGCGGGGATGACACGTCGTAGGCTGCACCCCAAATTTCGGTTCGGGAACCATTCGTCTCCGCTTGGACTGCGGCGGCATTCGACACGCCATCGCGGGTGGCAGATGGCAGCCACGACACCCCAACATCGTCGGAGGGGGAAAATTCCCACCGTCCACGCCCGGTTTTGTCGTCGACCAGCTGCAACGCTCCTACCCGGTCGCACCACAACGTTTTCCCGGCGGCTTTCGCCACCGTGAGGGCTGCCTCGAGACGATCCTTGCCCCAATCCATGTCGGCAGGAATCCGGGTGTCGTCTGCCCATACGCCTAGCTGGATGCCGGTACCATCCACAATGTGCTCCATGGCTTGGCGCACATCCACGTTGCGGGGGTGTTTCCCGGTCACCCATTTCTCGTCGGCCAGCTGTTGCAGCATGTCGCGGCCAGTCGTGTCCAGCTGCTGCCCAGACGGGGCAAACCGGTCAGTGAAGCCCGGCTGACGCCATCCAGAGGTGCCCTGAAGGATCCATACACCGCCATCTGAAACCGAGGTTTCCTCGATGCGGAACACGCCGATGGGGCATGCGGCCTGCCAGGTGCGGCCGGCCTCCATCGCAGCCCTGACATGCAGCTGCTGCCCCCACGGAGCCAACGCACACAGGGGGTCTTGGGTGAACAGGTCCATCAGCGGGTCACAGATGCTGCCTTTCCATTCTGATGTGACCTGGTTGCCGTCCCATGTGGCCGTCCAGGTGGCGTCGGCTACTTCCATGTTTGCCGACAGTGTTTGGGTGCCCCGGGTGGCCGTGACAAGCCATGTGATTCCGTGAGGTGATGCGGCGATCGCTTTCCATGTGTCATCTACTGGCCAGCCCATCACAGGTCACCCCGGTTGGCGTCGATATAGGACGGATATTTGGCGGCACGATCCCGATAGGTGGCGGCTGAACGCTTGGTGTCGTGGTAGGTCCACGGGTTCACCACGATTGGGATGCGGGTGCCGTCTATCTCGTCGCATTCAATGGTCCACGTGGTTTCTTCCCCGAGAACAGATTCCATCGGCGCGTACTGCGTGTCATAGTCATCTGGGCCGTCAACGACTAGGGCTGGCATGTCGCCGTCCAAATATTCCCGGGTGTCCATGAAGTCCCGCTCACGATGCTCACTGATCGACGTGGGGGTGAGAAACATGGTGCCGTGCGGATGACGCATGTTCGGTGCACGCAGCACCAGCACCGGGGCATCCAAAACAAGTTTTTCCAACAGCTCCGCCTGCACCAAGTCACCAAGACGAACCACGAGGGTTCGATGGCCACCGCGGCGTCTCCTGGACACGGCTGCGGACGGCAGCCCGGTTGACCATCCGGGGACGGAGAGCGACACATCCGCCGGGTATTCGGTGGTTTCGTCAGTTCCCTGCATGAGCGTCACATAGA